CCAGTGTTGGACAGTACCTGAGGGTAGTTACTTAGTCGGCTGTGATGCAGACGGTATTCAGTTACGAGTACTTGCTGACTATATGTGGCGACACTTCGATGCAGATATGTATGCTAACGCCATCATGAAGGGTAAGAAAGAGAACGAGACAGACATACACAATATGAACAAGAAAGCTTTAGGTATATCACATGCTACTCGTGACATGGCTAAGACATTCATATATGGTTGGCTACTAGGTGCAGGTGTTGCTAAAACTGCTAGTATCATGCAGGTTGGCGTACAAGAAGCCGCATCAGCTATGAAACGCTTTGAGCAAAGCATTGATGGTTTGTCACCTCTCAAGAAAAGAATGGTTCCTTATATTGCAGACAAGGGCTACTTTACAGGTTATGATGGTCGTAAGGTTATCGTACCTAATGAGCACAAGACTTTAGCAGGTATACTACAATCTGGTGAGTCTATTCTTATGAAGCATACTCTTCTCAACTTTCACAAGAAAGCTAGAGCAGAGGGTATCAACTTCAAGATGTGTGCTTTTGTGCATGACGAGTATCAAGTCGAAGTTATTGGCACTCGTGATGAAGCTGAGCACTTAGGTAAACTAATTGCTACTACTATGTCAGAGACAGGCGTTGAGCTAGGTTTCAAGATACCAACTCCAGGTTCTTACGACATAGGAAAATCGTGGTATGATACACATTGACCTGTTGACATATCACTCAACTTCTGGTATAATTGCAGAACAACAACAAAGCTATAGGAGATAAAATATGGCAACTAAAACAATAGAACTAACAGGTATCTTAGAGTGGGCTAAACTGTTCGAAGGTAACAGAGATAATGGTGAGTACGATGTAGAAACAGATGGTGCTACAACCGTTGACATTATTATGGACGATGCTACGTTTAAAATGATGAAAGACTCTGGTGTTCGTAAGCAAGGTAAACCTGACCCAGATGGACGAGGCACTCGTGTCAAGTTCAAAAGACCTTGGAAAGATAAGTTTGATCGTGAGTGGGCGGCAGGTGCACCAAAGGTATTCAATGCAAGTGGTGACGCTTGGACAGATGCTGACGGTATGATTGGCAACGGCTCAGTAGGTGTTGTGTACGTTGATGTATACGATACTAAAATGGGCGTAGGTTCTCGACTAAGTGGTGTTCAAGTTATTGATCATGTAGTCTTTGAATCCGACGGTGGTGGAGTATCATCGGGCATTCAACCTAAGAACTACGCTAATGCAACACCAAGTCCTTCTTCTAAACCTAATAAGGCAACTCCAGGGGATATTCCATTCTGAGAGCAAGGCCCTCGGTAATTACTTGGAGGGGCGCAGATGCGCCCTTTCTCACCTCTAACAGAAAGATATACAATGGCTAAACAAATAGCTACACTTATACAAGACATGGAGAGCGTGATATATGGTAACGAAGGTTGGGACAATACTATTGGTCAACTGGTTGGGACTAACATAGCTCAGATGGCTTCTGATAGATTCAAAGCCCCCCAAGAACCTAGGGGTTATTTATCTATGTCGTCACTAGGCACACCATGCTCACGTAAGTTATGGTACAAGATTAATCAAACTGATAAGGCAGAAGCCTTACAAGCCAACGCACTGCTCAAGTTCTTTTATGGAGACATGATTGAGGAACTTGCTTTAGGTATCGCACAGCAAGCAGGACACGAGGTTGTTGGTCAACAAGACAAGATGGATGCTCATGGTATCAAAGGCAGTCGAGACTGTGTAATCGATGGTATGACTGTTGATGTTAAGTCTGCATCTCCTTACTCTTTTAAGAAGTTCAAAGAAGGTAACCTAAGAGATCAAGACCCATTCGGCTACATCTCTCAGCTATCTTCATATGTCTATGCGGCTAAAGATGATCCATTAGTTACTAACAAAACTCATGGTGCATTCTTAGTTATAGACAAGGTAAATGGACATATATGTTTAGATATGTATGACTTTACTGATGAACTTAAAACTAAAGAAGAAGAGATTAAAGCAATCAAGGTAATGGTCAAAAGTAAAGTACCACCACCTCGTGAGTATAAAGACGAACCACAAAGCAAGACATCTCCTAACAAGAAACTATGTATGGAGTGTTCTTACTGTGAGTTTAAGAAAGCGTGTTGGCCTGGATTAAAGAAGTTTGCATACTCATATGGACCTCAGTATTTAACTAAGATTAAGAAAGAACTAAAGGTTCCAGAAGTGGAGGATTTCTAATGGCTAAACGTACTAGGTTTCACGGTATTGCAGAAGGTTACAGGTCTGGTTTAGAAGAATCTACAGCTACTGACCTTGCTGAACGTGGTGTCGGTTTTACATATGAAGAGACTAAGATCAAGTGGACAGATTTAAAGGTGAGAAGCTATACACCTGACTTCGTTCTAGAGAATGGTATCATCATTGAAACTAAAGGACGCTTCATATCTACAGACAGGCGTAAACATAAAGAAATACAAAAACAATTTCCAGAACACGATATACGTTTTGTATTCAACAACTCACGAGCCAAGCTCTATAAAGGGGCTAAAAGCACCTACGGAGATTGGTGTAAAAGTAATGGCTTTCTATATTCAGATAAAACTGTTCCAGAGGAATGGACTAAGGAGATAAAGAAATGACTATATCAAAATCAGCAATGGGTAAGACAGCAGTGGTCTGGTCTTGTGCTCACGCATCACCTGAGGTAAGCAACGAAAGATTTGATTGGCTAGGTGGACTAATCTATGATGTTAAACCTGACTATTGTGTAGACTTAGGAGATGGTGCAGATATGAAATCTCTCAACTCTTATGACACACGTAAACCAGAAGCTGTTGTATCTCAAAACTATGAGAGAGACATCGACTCTTATAATGAATCTCAAGAACTTCTACGTTATAGATTTAAACAACACAGACGTAGACGACCTAAGTGGTATGGTTTTGAAGGTAACCACGAAGCACGGATTAGTACTGCTATATCTTTTGATCCTAGACTAGAAGGCTCTAAGTATGGTATCTCTTTTTCTCACCTAAACACTAAAAAGTACTTTGATGAATATCATCCCTATCAAAACGGAGCACCTGCTATATACAACTACGATGGTGTAGACTATGCACACTACGTTGGTGCAGGTAACTTTGGCAGAGCAATCAGTGGTGTTCATCACGCTTACTCTCTTCTACAAAAGCGTTACAGGTCTTGTTCAGTAGGCCACAGTCACAAACGTGATATGTACTTCAAGGAAGACGTAGGTTCTAATGGAGGAATAGGAGCAGTAGTAGGTTGTTTTAAAGGTGCTAAAGAAACTTGGGCAGGTCAGTCTAACGGGGAGTGGTGGAAAGGTGTCCTTATTAAACGCAATATAATAGAAGGTCAGTACGATGCTCAGTGGGTGTCTCTAGATGTTCTTAAGAAAACTTATGGAGTATAATATGGAGTATGAAGTAACATTTAGAGTAAGAATGGAAGCTGACAAGTTTGTACTGGAGCTTAATCCTACTAACAGAGAAGACATTGTTAAAGATGAGGTTCTTTCTGTACTTTATGATCTTGAAGATGGTATAATAGACTTTATGGAAGTAACAGAGGTAAACTTATGACAAACTTTGAAAATAACACACACACAGGAAATTACTCTCAGTGGGTAGAGGGTAAGATAATGACAGAAGGTAATACTAGACTAATTGAAAATACCTTAGGTCTTGTCGGAGAAGCAGGTGAAATAGCTGAAAAGATTAAAAAGCTATTACGTGACAACACTTGGATAGAAACCCAAGACATCGTTAAAGAACTAGGAGATGTCGCATTTTACTTAACTGCTTTAGCAAATTACTTTGGCAGTGACTTGACTGACGTGTTAGATATTAACATGAATAAACTTAATGATAGAGAAGAACGTGGTGTTCTCTCTGGATCAGGAGACAATAGATGATAAAGAAAATATTAAACAGTAAAGCAAGAAGGTGTATATGTAGTTTAGTACGTAACCCATTTCTCTGGGTATACAGGCTTTACAACTACCTTCAAACATGGCAGATGCATAGGGATACTATAAAACACCTCAACAGGTTGTCTAACCGAGAGTTAAGTGATATAGGCCTTACTCGTGGCGATATAGATAACCTAGTATGGATGAGAGAAGACTTTAAGAGAAGAGGACAAGGGTATGAGGCTAACGGTGATAAGTGAAGCACAGTCTCTCCATCACGTAATGTTACTAATAGATAAAGAATTTAAAAAGGATTAACATATGAGTATTAAAAACCACCAAGGACCAAGCCTAGGAATATCAGAAGAAATACATGCAATGAAGTATCGCTCTAAAGGTGAGAGCTTTCGAGAAGCTATGTCAAGGGTAGCTGACTCACTTAAAGATAACGAAGATCATTACAATAACTTTAGAGATATATTGTTAGATCAACGTTTCTTACCTGCAGGTAGAGTACAGTCTGCAATGGGTTCACCACGCAGAGTAACACCTTACAACTGTTTTGTATCAATGACTATTGAAGACAGTATGGAAGGTATTATGAAAGCAGCAACAGAAGCTGCTAAGACTATGCAACTGGGTGGGGGTATAGGTTACGACTTCTCTACACTACGTCCACACGGAGCACTTATCAAGAGCCTAGACAGTCGTTCTAGCGGCCCTCTTAGCTTCATGGGTATCTTTGATGCATTATGTAAAACTATAAGCTCTGCAGGCCACCGTAGGGGCGCACAGATGGCAGTTTTAAGAGTCGATCATCCAGATATTCAAGAATACATCAAAGCTAAAAACAACAGCACTAGTTTAACTCAGTTTAATATGTCTGTTGGTGTTACTGATGATTTTATGCAAGCAGTTAAAGATGATGCTGACTTTGATCTAGTGTTTGATGGAAGAGTATATAGCACTATAAGAGCTAAAGCTTTGTGGGATGACATCTTACGTTCTACATGGGACTGGGCTGAACCGGGTATCTTGTTTATTGATCGTATCAATCGTAAAAACAACTTACATTATTGTGAGTATATAGCAGCCACGAATCCTTGCGGAGAACAACCTTTGCCACCTAATGGTGCATGTTTATTAGGTTCATTTAACTTAACACAGTACGTTGAGAAAAACATTGACTCTAGTTTTAGTTTTAACTTAGAGAAACTAAAGCATGACATCCCACACGTTGTACGAGCAATGGATAATGTAGTAGATAGAGCTACATACCCTCTGCCAGCTCAACAGCTGGAAGCTCAGAGTAAGAGACGTATGGGTTTAGGTGTAACTGGTGTAGCTAATGCTCTTGAAGCACTTGGCAACACTTACGGTTCAGAAGGATTCTTAAATGATCTAGAAGAAATAATGCAAGTTATTAGAGATACATGTTACAAAACATCAATAAGCCTTGCTGTAGAAAAGGGACCCTTTCCATTATTCGAAAAGGAATATTTAAATAGTGAATTTGCTAAAACATTACCTACAGATATTCGTGACGACATTGATCGTTTCGGCATCCGTAATAGCCATCTCTTGTCTGTCGCTCCTACTGGTACTATCAGTCTTTCAGCTGATAATGTCAGCTCTGGTATAGAACCAGTATTTTCTCACTTCTATGATAGAACCATACAAACCTTTGATGGCCCAATCATTGAACGTGTCGAAGACTACGGCTACCGAGTATTTGGTGTAAAGGGTGAGACTGCTGATTCACTATCAGTGTTCGATCACGTTAAGGTTCTTAACCTAGCATCTAAGTATGTAGATAGTGCTTGTTCTAAGACTTGTAATGTTGGAGATGATGTTACTTGGGAACAGTTCAAGGATGTATACATGTCTGCTTACGATGGTGGTTCATCAGGTTGTACTACCTTCCGTGCCAGTGGAAAGCGTTTCGGAATTTTAAATGCAGCTGCGACAGAAGACGTTGTGGTAGAGCCAGAAGTAGAAGAAGATAACTTCATTGACGAAGGTGGAGCTTGTTATTTTGACCCTGCTACAGGTCTTCGTACCTGCGAATAACCTTGACAACAACACTATAAGTATGATACTATTAGGGAGTGACTTAGGTTGCTCCCTTTTCATTTAACAGGAAAGATTATGACCCAACAAAAACCAAAAACTAAAAGTAAAAAACGAGAGACTAAATACAAAGGTGCTAATAATAAACGTACCTCTGGTATTCTACCTAAGAATGAAAATCAAAAGCTACTTATTGATTCTATAAAGTCGTCATGCCAAGTTATTGTATTTGGACCTGCAGGTACAGGTAAGACTTATGTAACAACTACGATGGCGGCTGACCTGTATATTAAAAAAGATATAGATAAAATTGTTATTACTCGTCCTATGGTTTCTGTTGGAAGAGAAATAGGTATTCTTCCAGGAGACTTGGGAGAAAAAGTAGCTCCTTGGGGTTTACCAGTTATCGATGTATTAATTAAACACCTAGGACGAGGTGCTGTTGAGACAGGTATAAAGAACGGTAATATTGACATGGCTCCTCTTGCTATGATGCGAGGACGTTCATTCGACAACGCTTTTATCATATGTGATGAAGCTCAGAATATAACTACACATGAACTAAAAATGTTACTCACTAGGGTAGGAGAGGGTTCTACTATAGTACTCAATGGGGATATACAGCAGACTGATCTTAAAGATGGCGATGGTTTAACTAAGATAACCCACCTAGCTAAGAAACATAGCTTACCAGTGCCTATCGTTGAGTTTTCATTGGACGATATTGTACGATCAGATATTTGTGCAAGTTGGGTTAGAGTATTTTATAAAGAGGGTTTGTAATGGCTCCAGATTGTTCATGGTGTGGAGATAGTACACTTAAAGGTTTTAAATGTAAAGTTTGCGGAGGCAAAAACATGGCTAAAAAGAAAAAGAATGAAGAGATAGTGAGAGAACCACAACACTACTCACGTTGGGTAATAGAACCCATTGAATTTATAATGCGTAACAAGTTTGAGTTTTGGAGAGGTAACATAATAAAGTATGTTGTTAGAGCAGGGTTTAAATCGTATGAAGGTAAAGACTCTACTGAGTCAGAGATTATAGATTTACAAAAAGTAATAAGATATTCAGAAATGCGTATAAACCATTTAAAAGGTAAGGATAAGTTATGAAGTATGTAGTGGTAATTATATTAATATCATTAGCTTTAACTGTAGGTGTGCCTATGACAGCACATTCAGCTGATATTACTCACAGTGATTCTCAAATAACTCTTGAGGGTAAGATTAAAAATGATGACTACAAAGAGTTACAGAGAGTTGTAGATAGAACAGGTATAAAGTCTATACGGCTTAACTCTGACGGAGGAGCTGCTATAGAAGGCTATCAAATAGGCTATACTATACGTAAAAACAAGATGAGCACTGTAGTCAAAAAAGGAGATAGATGTCTCAGTGCCTGTGCTGTCGCTTACTTAGGTGGTACAAACAAGTACAACTACGGTATATTAGGTTTTCATGTAGCTTGGGCGCAACAGTCAGGAAGAGACTTTAATGAGGGCATGAGAGCAGGTCAACTCTTTGGTTCTATAGATTCTATCTACTCTTTTAATATGGGTTACACAGCTCAACTTAACTTTATTATATCTCAGATAACTAGTAAGAAAGACTTTCTTGTACTAAGTTTAGATGATCTAAAACTATTTGAAATGGAAGATAAAGAATACACAAGTTTTAAAACACTACCTAAAAACTGGATGTCTGACAGGCTTTATAACCCACTTAGACTTCACTTACTAACAGGAGGTCGATAATGAATAAATGGAAATGGTGGTTCGTCACTAACTCAGGCATATTAGCTCTAATTATAGGTCACATTAAGTTTGATCTATTTAATAAACTATTAACATCAGATAGTACATACCTTACTTTTCTTATAATAGGTATTTCTTTGGCAACATCAGCATCTATGTTCTTTAAAAGAACTGATATGCATTGGTTTGCATCAGACGCAGTTTTATCTATAGGTA